TCTAATAAAATAAAATGTACTAAAGATGATTTATTAGGTAAAGGTTCCTATGGTCATGTTTATGGGTGTCAATATTTAGATTATCCTAATATTAAAGATATTTGTTATAATGATATACCTAAAGGACATCCATGTAACATTAATAAAAAATCCAAAAATATGGCAATAAAATTATTCCATAAATCAACTCATAGAAAAACTAAAAGAGATTATTGGAATGAAGAAATAAATAGTATTAAACCTTTAATATGTTTACGAAATATAAATAAAAAATATTTTTCACTACCTATAGGTTCGTGTACTAAAGATAAAAATTTTTATATTCAATCTAATAATGATGGCAATGATATATATGATTACATTTCTAATAAGAGTTCTATACCAAACACTCATAAAAAATATTTTTTTAATAATATATTAAAACATATAACCCAGATTTATAAAGGTTTAATGTCATTACATATACATAATTTGGTTCATTTAGATATTAAACCAGAAAACATTTTATTTTCATATGAAAACAAAATGTCAAAAATTGCAGATTTTGGATTTTTAACTAAATTAAACTCAAATACAAAATATTCAATTAAAGGATCTCCGTTATTCCAATTACCAGAAGATATTTTAATAAAAAATAAAAAATACTTTTTAAGAACTTCTATGTACCGATATGATAAGAAAAACTATAAATTATATAACTGGTGTAAATCAGATATTTATGCAATGTCAATAGTAATTAAGGAGATATTAGAATCAAAAAATAAAAGATATATTTCAGCTTCAGATAGTGAAATTTTGCAATTAATACTTTTAAAAAGTAATACTGAAATTCTTGAAAATATACATAATAGTATCCAAATATTATTATTAATTAGTAGATACACTAATGATAAAGAATTAGATAATTGGATATCTAATACGTTTAAAAGCAAATTTAATAAAAAAAGTCAACATACTAAATATACTAAACGAACAAGAAGAATAAAAAGAAGAAGATAAGTTAACATAAATATTTAATCATTTTTTTTAAGATACTTAAAACTTATTACATCTAACCATTAAATGAGTAATAAATCCGAAGCTATTATATTTTCAGGAACATCAAATCCATCATTTTCAAATAATGTAGCTAAACATTTAAATACAACTATTGCTAATGCCAATATCAATAAATTTGCTAATGGTGAAATAAATATTATTATTAATCAAAGTGTTCGTAATAAACATTGTTTCATTATCCAAACTACTTCAAGCTCTAAAAATAACTCACCAAACGATAATATTATGGAACTTTTTGTAATGTTAGACGCACTTAAACGGGGTAGCGCTAAATCTGTAACTATAGTTATGCCCTATTATGCTTATGAGAGACAAGATAGAAAAGATTATAGTAGGGCACCAATTTCAGCCGCGGTTATTTCAAAATGTTTGGAATCATTAAATGCAGATAGAATTATAGTTTATGATTTACATGCTGGTCAAATTCAAGGATTTTTTCCAAATAATATACCTCTAGACAATTTATATGTAGAACCTTACTTTATCAAATATATTAATAATTATATTCTAAATATACATAGTAATAAAGATTTAGTAATTGTATCGCCTGATGAGGGAGCTGTCAAAAATGCTGTTAGAATATCTTCTAAACTAGGATGTAGTTGTGCGACTATTTATAAAGAAAGAAAAATAGCAAATAAAGTATCAAAAATGACTTTAATGGGTAATGTACAAGATAAAATAGCAATTATTATAGATGATATAATAGATACTGGTGGGACAGCGATTAAAGCAGCCGAAACTTTACATAATTGTGGTTCCAAAAAAATTTTTTTAATGGCTACACATGGATTACTATCTAATAATGCAGCTGAAAGATTAAATAATAGTTTATTCGACAAAGTTATTATTACTAATACGACCCCATTTAATTATGATAATAAATTTGAAAAGGTTGAAATCTTGGATGTATCATGGTTATGTGCTGAAGCCATTAAACGTCAGCAAACTGGCGAGTCCTTAACTGAATTATATGACCAAAATAATACATATAACTTAGAATTTGAATAAAATTGATAATCATTTTTTTTATTTTTTTTTTAAATGTTAACAAAATTACCCAAAAATCTATTACCTAAATTTCATCAACATTCAAAAATATCCAAAGAGATAAATGAAATTATTTATAATATTTTAGATAATCCAATAGATATAGTAAATACCTTTAATAAAAATTCAAAAAATAATTTAAAACAAATTTCATCATTCCAAAATAAAAAACATATAGCAAAATATAATTATGTAAATACTAATACTTTAGATAATTATGTTAAAAAATATAAAGACAATAAAATTAGTTGGGCGGCTACACCATTTACCCAAAAAAAGGATGTATTTTTAAAGGCTGCAGATTTAATAGAAAATAAATATTATAATCAGATGATAGCTTACACTATTTTAGGTCAAAACAAAAATGTATACGAAGCTGAATTAGATTCTATTTGTGAACTTGTTGATTTTCTTAGATTTAATACATACTACGCTGAAAAAATGTTAACAAAACAACCAATACAAACTACAAATATCGAAAATATTTCTGAATATAATGATTTAGAAGGCTTTGTCGCAGCTATTACCCCATTTAATTTTACTGCTATCGGTGGCAATTTAGCAACTGTACCATTATATTTTGGCAATAGCGTTTTATGGAAACCATCAGATAGTGCTATTTTATCTAATTATTTATTTCATGAAATTATGTTAGAAGCCGGATTACCCCCAGGTATTTTAAATTTCTGTCCTATGGATGGTGAAAAATTTCTAAATTATATAACTAAATCTGAAGATTTATCCGCAATTCTTTTTACAGGTAGTTCGCATGTATTGGAAACTATCTATACAAAAGTTGGTGAAAATATTCGAAATTATAATAGTTTTCCAAAAATAATAGGTGAATCTGGTGGTAAAAACTTCCATTTTATACACAACTCTTTTACTAACATAGATTATATTGTAGAAAAAACATTAGAAAGTAGTTTCAATTATTCTGGACAAAAATGTAGTGCATCTTCTATTCTATATTTACCAGAAAGTATGTTATATGAAACCATAAATAAACTAAAAATTAGATTAATAGAGTATAATAAAACAAAACATAATTATGGTTTAATAAATGAATCTTCGTATGATAACACTATAAAAAATCTATGTGAAATCAAAAATGATGACGAAGTTGATTTTATAGTGGAAGGATATTGTTCTAAAGAAAATAATTATTTGATTGAACCCAATATTATCATATCAAAGAATCATTCTAATAAAGTCTTCAATCAAGAATTCTTTGCTCCAATTTTAACAATTTACCCATATAATGATCGTGATGTCAATGAAACAATCAAACTATGTAATGATTCTAATAATTATGCTTTAACTGGGTCAATCTTTAGTCTAGATGAAATTTTTACAGATTATGCAACTAATCAATTAAGACATAAAACCGGTAACTTTTATATTAATGATAAAAGTACAGGTTCAGTAGTAGGTCAACAACCTTTTGGTGGTGGTGGTAAATCGGGAACAAATGACAAAGCTGGTGATATTAATATGCTATTTAGAATGATAAATCAACGTAATATTAAAATTAATAAAGACTTATAAAAATATTTATTATACAATCAAAATTTATTTATAAAGTATTTTTATTTTTTTATCGTGAGAATAATTATAACATAACATAATAATATTAATTATAAATAACAATTATTTTCTAAATAGATTAAATTAGATATTTAGAAATTAATTATAAAATTGAAATTAAATTAATTTGTATAATTAAACAAATATGAGTAACGATAGTCAGAACATACTTTATTCGCCAAACCTTTCAGGAATAGCTAAATATATATCCGATAGTGCTAAAAATATTATTGTTATGGTAGGTGCTGGAATAAGCGTATCAGCAGGAATTCCAGATTTTAGGACACCAGGTACTGGATTATATTCTAAATTAGAATCCTATAATTTACCATACCCAGAAGCTATATTTAGTTTAGATTTTTTTAGAAATAATCCAGAGCCATTCTACACACTAGCTAAAGAAATATATCCAGGATTACATTGTCCTACACCAACACATTACTTTCTTAAACTTTTACAAGATAAAAATAAATTACTAAGAGTTTATACCCAAAATATTGATAGTTTAGAAAGTATTGCTGGATTGGATAAATCGAAAATTATAGCCGCTCATGGTAATTTCGATACGGCTTCATGTATTGACACAGGTGAAATAGTTAATCCCGAAGAAGTGAGAAAAAATATTCTTTTAGGTAAAGAAGGTTGGTCTAAGATGAACGCAAAATATGGTGGTTTAGTTAAACCTGATATTGTATTTTTTGGTGAAAATCTACCTAAAAAATTCTTTGACAATATTAATGATGATTTCTCCAAATGTGACTTACTTATTGTAATGGGAACTTCTTTAAAAGTCAATCCATTTGCGTCTCTTATCGATAATGTATCTGATACAACACCCAGACTGCTTATTAATAGAGAAAAAGTAGGTCAATATTCGGATGATATTTTAAGTAATATTGTTGGTTTACGAGGATTTGATTTTGATAACCCAAATACTCTAGATATAGCACTATTAAAAGATTGCGATGATGGTGTTAAACAATTAGCTAATAAATTAGGCTGGTTAAGTCAATTGGAAAAACTAGTTTATAAAGGTAGGGTAACATTTAACATTAATAATTCTATACCTAAAAAAACCTATTTACAATATATTTTAGACCAACTAAGTGATACACCTATAGATTATATTATATTAATTAATAAAATAAAAGATATTTGGAGTGAAGATAACGAGTTTGATGAGACATATGTTATTAAATCTATTATAAGAGGCATAAAAGAACATAGAATAGAACAAATAATTGTTAAAACAGAAAAAAATAAATACAAAGGACATCAATATAAATTAATTTAGTCATATTTTCTAAGCCATTCATCTACAGATACACCCCACCATAATAATTTTTTTGTTTCAAGTTTATTACATACACTACATGTAATATTTATTTTATTAGTTTGCATATCATATGGTAATATTTTTACATCATGACCACAACTTAATTTAAAAGTACATCCTTGTTTGCATAAATACTTTAAACAACATGACCCCCAATTAGCACATATTCCATCGGCGCAAGCATCTACCCTAGTTAAAGTTTTGGGAAAGCAAACCTTACTACATTCTTCACATCTTACTATTTTACCCAAGATATAATCGCGTATAATTTTACTAGCAATTAATTTTTTATAAATAATCCATATTTCTCTTTTAAATTCAATAGGCAAATTATTACCTACTAATAATTTATATTTATATGAATATTCTAAA